ACCATTACCATAAGTACCAAGTTTTCTGTTAAGCTTGTTAGCATTTGTGCGAATCTTAAGACCTTTAGCGGTCTTATTGTATCGTTTTTGCTGTTTTAACCGCCTACGCCGGGCTTTAGGATTAGATTTGTAGTAATCAGAAGTTTTTTGAGCCATACAATCTCCGTTGAACCATTTCAGGGTCGATTTTAGGCATGACTGTTGCAAGTTTGTCTAGTGGGTTACCTTCATAAGCAACCCCACTAATGTCATTCTTCGTCAACCAGTCACACGCTGCTTTTAAATCTTGAGTAGTAGCTTCACCCGATTTAATTCGAGCAAGGAACTCTGTAGTGACTAGGTTATGCAGCTCATTGAATTGATCTTCAGTAGCTTTTTTCTTCATTGGTCAAAGACACGATAGGTATAATGTCATGACACAGCACTTCTACACGTGAACCGGGTCTAAAAGTAAACCCGGCTTTCATGATCTCAGTACACTTCAAAGCTCTAACTAACTCATAGTCTAGTCGAAGCTTTTCTTCGTGACGTTTAGCTATCTTTTTACACAGCTCAATCATCCCACCATCTAACGGTACAGAAAAATTAAGTTGTGCGCCGTAGTTATTGCTACGAGTGTAATTATTAGGCAGGACATCATTACCCATATAAAAAGGTGAGAATGTCATTGTCGTTCCATTACACGAGTTACCGTTCGTAAACTGCTGTCTACTGGGAGCACCGTTGTTTTGGAACTGCACTGCTTGATTAGTTACGTTACCCGTAGCAGCTGCGATAGGATTTGCTGTGTTTTGAACTTGTGGCTCATCCGCGAAAACCGGATTTACTGGGAGAAGACAGAGAGCGAGGTAGTAGTAGTAGTGAAATCGATGTCTCTTACGATGTCGGTTGTTTCTACAATCCCTGCTGCTCGTTCCGTGATCTCCAGTTGCCAAGGATCTCCGGCAGTTGTTACGGAGAAAGTAGTTGTAGAGTCGTTTATATCCCCACTTGGGGTTACGTTTGTTCCAGACCATGACTTATAAGCACCACCATACACCTCAGTTGCAATAGTTTCCTGGATGGTGCTGGTGGTAGTAGTAGTAGATTGCATTGACCCCTGGGTGAACTGTGGGGTAACAGTCTGAGCGTTGGCTACTGCGGGTGTAAACAGCAATGCCAGTAGAAATAAACGTTTCATTTAAGTGGTTCCTTTTTGTCATTTTTGTCTATACGGGAGATACCGTAAGACGCTAAAGTTCCGCTAAGCAAAGAAGCTACAAAAGTGGGATCCATCTTTTGCAACATTCCCATATAAGAAGCTGTTAATACACCGGCACTCCAAACAAGTACAAGTGCTTTCACAATTTCACTAAAGAAGTCGTGGAAAAAATTAGTCCTCTTCTCCATTGTATTGATCAGTAGCTATTTTTTTACGTGTAACAAGTTTTTTAATAATAGGCTTTAAAATGCTAACTGTTCTTTTAAACAATGCAGTAGCTGTTAGGGTGGCTGCAACTGAAACAGTAGCTGTCGTTGTAGCCGTAGCTAGGATTTCGTTACTTGGCAAAGGTACAGAAACATCTGTGTTAGGTATGTCTACGTAACGAACCTGAGGAATGGGTGGAATACTGGGTGAAACGGGTGGGGGTGGTGTTATTTTTTTGGGTGTTGCCGCCTCTTTTTCTGTTGTTGTTGTACCCCGTACTCCCGGAGGAGGCTTAAGGTCGCTAGGAGGCACCACAAGGGGCTTGTAAGAGGGCAAATCTGCCCTTGGTACCTCCAGTACTGGACGGGGTAAAACAGGAGGCTCAGGGAGCCGTATAGACGGCAGTACCGGCGGCTCTCCTAGATCCATTATTTAATGCCGAAAAGACCACGCTCGATAAAATCAACAGCAACGTCATCAATAGTGTTATCAGATTGTTCAGACAGCTTACGGAGCATATCGACGAGGAGGTGCTTTACTTTGTCGCTATTGATAAACGACATAAGAACGGGACGGATAAGTGCAATCATTGTTATTCTCCGGCAAATTTGCGGTAAGGTGTGTTAGGTGTAACCACATAAGCTTCCAATTCAGATGGAAGCGTTGCAGTTTTGAAGTTGACGTGCCAACCGTCCATAGGAGTAGGAGGAGTGATCACGTCGCCAGTGTCTTGGTCGTAGACGCCATCGTCGTTATAGATGACGCCAACGTCGTCAACTGCCCAATCGTGGTTGTAGCAGGACCACTGCTGTTCACCGTCAACGACACTCAGGACACCGACAGCAGTAGCAGCTTGTTCCCATACTTCTTGGGAGGGGAAACGAAGGTAAGTAGTGTTCATAGTTTTCAGAGGGTTAGTGCTTGTAGCGTAGCGTCAGGAAGGCGAACGGGGTAATAGGCAATGCGGGAGATGTGACTTGTTGAAGACTGCAGAGCGCCGCCTGCTCCAGGGAAAGGTGCGAGATTTAACTCAGTCGCAGTGTTTGGAGTCCCAGCTGCGCTGACGACTGCTGTCCCTTCAAAGCTGCCCCCGAAGGTTCCGTCAGACTCGTAGAACATCACAGCTTTCGCATAGTCATTAGTGGTGGTAGCTGTGTTGCTGTTAACAGTAGGTCCTCCGTATTTGAACTGAACGCGATTGTTTGCCGTGTAAGAGAAAATTCTGTTGTTATTGGAAGCGTTGAACGTAAACACAGTCGTATCTTCTTTTCCAAATGTCGCCTCGTAGTTGACAAACCAACTACCCTCACTCTGGTTATACCAACTACTAAAGTTCGTGCCAGTCATGCTGGCAATATCAGCTCCTCGTTGAAGGGTTGAGCCTGCGGTTGGGATGTAGGAGGTGGGGAAAGATCCTTCTTCTAATTGGAATCCCCACACAAGATACCCAGAAGTCCCGTCACCAGTGAAAACACTATTTCCACTGTCATCCAAGCCAATTATCGAAGGCGTGACAATAATGCCGCCAGTTGTATTTTGATGGGTAATAGTGCAACGATACCATCCACCTGGAAGTTCCTGGATTGACCCTACTCCTTCTTGACCCTGCGTGACTGTTCCAGTAGATACGTCAAACGTTGCCCTACCCCCAAAAAAGCCACCAGCACTGGCGCCGTCAATCCAGAGCTGAAATTTGCTGTATCCGTTTGCTTTAACAAAAGCAGTGAAAGTTAGGTAATTACTAAAACCCGTAGCGATGTTAAAGCATTGGAATGATCTGGGCACGTTCGAGGTATTTGGAACAATACTGGTGGCCGTGTTTGTGCCATCAGGGGCAACTCCTGCGTTAAGAATAGGGGCATTAAAATTACTGTTAAACCATGTGCCAGTTGCAGTCAGGTCAACACTTTGATCGATGTAGTTCGTCCTAGCCTCCTCAATCAACAACCCCAAACTATTCCCGTCACTGTCGTGATCAAAACGTGCCTCATTGTCGGCAGCCGTGCGGATAATGCCGCTTTCATCGGTGTACGTCCCAATGGACATACGGGTAAAGGTGATGCGAGGATCTAACCGCTTAGAGTTAGTAAAATCCAGATTTAACGAAGGGCGAGTGTCTGGGTAAAGGTTGCGAATAGTCATAGCGTTAGTGCCTCCAGTTGGGCGTTAGTGAGGCGGTAGGGGTAATAGGTGATGCGGGAGATGTGACCGTTGATGAACGAGATAGGACTCGGACCAAAAGAGCCAATGTTTGCCCTGTATATAGTTGGGTCGGGGGTGCCCGAAGTATCAACAATGAGATTGCCACCGCTGTGACTTAAGGCAAAATCATCAGTGCCGTATGCAGCCGCATACCTGAACGGTTCGTTGAGAAAGCCGCCAGCAGGCGTAGAGCTTTGCAACAAGGCTTGATTAGCTCCCGCGTTTACCCAATAAGCACTTGGTCTATTAGAACTGTTCAAATAATACCCGCCTCTGTTGTTGGTTCCACTGGCCCCATAAGTGTGGAGCACATACTTATTGCCTCCAAACTCAGCTGTTTGTGCAGTACAGAATACCGTCCCTTCACTCTGGTTATACCAGCTGCTGAAGTTCGTTCCAGTCATGCTGGCAATATCAGCTCCACGGGCGATGCCTCCAGGAGTTCCATCGGTAGGAATGTAGGAGGTGGGGAAGGATCCTTGTTCTAACTGGGCTCCCCAAACATAAAACCCAGAAACACCATCTGAAGTTTCATCAGTTTGAACCCCAAATTGTCGCGATCCACCTGTTGGTTCTGTGAATGCATAAACACATCTATACCAACCATTCGGTAGAGCAGTAATTGAACCAGATCCATTTATTGGAGTAGCTGTTCCCGAACCAGTCAATGTAAAAGTGCATCTATAGGAATTGCTCCCGGTAGGACGCAAGTTAAAGCTAGTCATTTCCTTTGCTTTTGCAAAGATGGTAGCTACATATTGCACGCCAGCTGTTACTGACACAGTAACACTTCGGGATTGTGTACTTGTTCCTAGATTTGGAACTGCTAAATCAGCCGTGGTATTACCATCTGGAGCTGCTATGGCATCGGTAGTTATTGTCCAAAGCGTAGAAGTCCAGTTTCCAAGATCCTCGCTATACGTCACCAAATTCGTCTTAGCCTCCTCAATCAACAGCCCCAGGCACTTGCCGTCACCAGCATGATCGAAGCGGGCTTCATCCACCGCCGCTGTCTGCACAATCCCGTTCTCATCGATGTACGTTCCAGTGGTGAGACGGGTAAACGTGATGCGTGGATCGAGTTGCTTGGCGTTTGCAAAATCCAGGTTGAGTTCTGGCAGCGACGTGGGGAACAAATGCTTAATCGTCATGATAATCAGGCGGTAAGGGCTTGAAGTTGATCGTCAGGAAGGCGAACGGGGTAATAGGTGAGGCGGGAGATGTGAGATGTTAGATAATTGAAACCATCACTCATAAGGTGAGCAGTAGTCTGCCCAGTTGGTGTAGCTACGCTGTAGTTATTTACGGTGGCACTGCCGTTAGCACAAATATCAAAATCACTAGAACCGTAAGCTAAGGCTATTTTATTTTGATTATCTACAATTCCAGTAGCGGGAGTATTGCTACCAAATCGGCGTAAATTCTCAGTGCTGTTACCCCGATAGTACAAATGCTGTGGACCAATAACTCCAACGTTTGGAATGTTTACTGGTGCCAGCTTTTTGTTGTAATCAATGTACCAACTTCCCTCACTCTGGTTGTACCAGCTGCTGAAGTTAGTCCCCGTCATACTTGTCACATCAGCTCCTCGTTGAATAGTTAAGCCTGAGGTGGGGATGTACGACGTGGGGAAAGTACCTGCTTCTAGTTGAGCGCCCCAGAACAACACACCTTTAACGCCATCGCCAGTCGGCATGACGCCGGACCATCCATACCGCGCGTTGAGAGTTATGTGGTTGCAGCCTGGT